CGGTTGTTGAAGTGCTTGGCTTAAAATAGCAAACCTCCGCATTTGTAAACTCGCGACTTCCAGCATTAATGTTGTAGGTCTCTCCGCTACTCATTATTATATGCCCTGCTTCCCATTCAATCTTATGGTAATTAACAACCGTAAATTTTATATCGCAAGTGAAGTCCCTATTCCCAAAACTTTCCTTTACCGCTGGAGAATTTATTATTTCCTGCTCAAAAAGGTCAATCAATCCCTGTCCCTGTTGCGTCATCACTTCTACTTTATAGCTAAAATCGGTCGGAGTCCTTGCTTTGAACCTAACCGACTGTATTATAAAATCTTGGTTCACTCCCCGTATAGCAGAGTTAATATTTATTTTCTGCCCTGCCACAAGCCCTGCATCGTAGGTTTCAAAACTGCCTTTTTTAATTGGATCTTTGAAGGCGGCCAAAACAGCGTTGGCTTTCTGGGTTGCCTCTGCGGTTGAGGTCAAGGTGTCGTCTCTGATGACTACTTCGTGTTCCCCGTAGTTTGCTATTGAAGTATCATCGTGAACCTGAACATTGGCAATATTACCTCCCAATATATTAATTCGGTTTTTTATTTGCTCGTAATCCTCCTCTATCTCCAGCGATTGTGTAATACAATGTCCATTTGTGTCTGTGATATCAAAAGGAGATGTTATGCTACCCTCGGCAAAAAAGTATATTTTTTTGTCGGGGTCAACATACCAATGGTAGCCAGCTATCTCTGCCAGCTCGTCAAGGCATTTTGACATCGGCTTCATATCAAAGTAAATCGCTTCAATGTTCGTGCTACAGTTAACATTTGAAATATCAAAATCTGTTGCGTATTTACTTTGAAGGTCTGTTATAATCTGATTGACGGTCTTGTTCTCATAGCTCTCTGTTACCAGCTTTCCATCAAGCTGATCCACCCAGTCCTTACATTCAATATCGTAAATCCTGACCTTACCTTCTACCCTTACCTTCACATTTGTTATCTTGCCTCCAAAAATTTTTGTGTCTCTATCCCAAACTCCCACTTCGTCTCCTCCTTCTGGTACATAAGTCCTGCTTCCATATTTCTCATAAGTAAAATAACAAGTGTCAACTTTGGAATATAAATTGTTCTGAATCTCTAAAGAGTCAAAATTGATTAGGTCGCTCCTATCTACATTGTTAATTTTTACTACAATTCTCTTCGCGGTATATTTTAGTGTTTTTTGGATTAACGGCATATTAATATCCTCTTTGGTATCTTAGTTGTTTTCTAAGCATTTTACCCAATATCTCGGCAAACTTCTCGCCTGCTTCTCTGTCTAAATAATTGCCTCCCTGAATATATACATTAATATTTCCAAAATTTTTACCTCTTGGGATTATTGTCTCTCCTCCGTGAACCATTGCTAACTTCGGACCAACCCCCGGTACAATTCCTCCATGCTGAAAATGAGGAATACGACTACTGACCCACTCTTCAGCTTTTGAAAATGTCCCTTTAATTTTACCACCAATTCCCGCACCAATATTTTTTACCTGATTAATCTTGTCCTTTACCCAATTAATTTTACCCTCAATCCATCCAATTAATTTTTCCCAAACTTCTTTTATAGAATTAGCAATTTCTTTCACTTTATAACTTAATCCTTCCCAAAGATATTTCGCTCCTTCGCATATTTCTTCCCAATGTTTGTAGAAATAAATCGCTACTGCTACTACTGCCATAATTGCTAAAATCAAAGGGTGAGCTGAAAATGCTTTAATCACTATCCCTACTATTTTGATTGCCAAGGCAACATTTTTCAAACTGCCTATCAGAGTTCCCAGCACCATTAAAACAGGACCGAGAGCCATCGCAAAAGCCGCTATAACAATAATTAACTTTTTAGTTGCTGGTGATAATTCTTGAAATTTTTGTATCCAAGGTTTTAAATGGTTATCAATAAAATCTTTAAGAATAGGAGCTACTATTTCTGAAATCATCAAAAATGCTTCCTCTAATGTTGATTTCAATAATTTAATTGAACCTGACAAGGTTTGGGTCTGTCTTTCCGCCATCTCTGTGGCTGAATTCGTCCCTGTAATTTTTTCCTTCAATTCGTCTAACGCCCCAGCTCCTTTTCCAATCATCGCCATCATTCCGGGACCCGCTTCTTGCCCGAATAGAGCCAATGCCTGAGTAGTAGTAATTCCTTTTTCTCCTAAGATCTTGATAATATCGCTCATTGAGTTCATCTCGGGATTTACCTGTTCAAAAGATATCCCCAATTCGTCTAATACTTTCATTACTGGCTTGCTTCCACTTGCTAATCTTGACAATGCTCCCCTCAAAATTGTTCCTGCCTGTTCTCCCTTAAATCCAGCGTTATAAAGAATTCCCAAAGCCGCTGAGGTTTCTTCTATTGAGTATCCCAAACTTTTTGCCACGGGACCTACATAACGCATTGAATAAGCCAATTTTTCAAGTGTTGCCTGTGAATTTCCAATTGTTGCCGCAAAAACATTAGCTACCCTGTCTGTATCCTTTGATTCCAACCCGAATTGGTTTAACGCAGAAACAACCACATCAGTGGTCTCCGCCAAATCTGACTGAGTAGCTGCCGCTAAATCCAAAGTCGGTTTTATTGCATTACCCATTTGGTCAACTTTCCAACCTGCCGAAGCCATATAATACATAGCGTCCGCAGCCTCTGAAGCAGAAAAAACAGTTGCCTTGCCCATTTCCCGAGCAATTTTTTGCATCTTTTTAAACTCCTCTCCAGTAGCTCCTGAAACCGAAGCGGCATTTGCCATTGATTGCTCAAACTGAGCCCCTGTTTTTATGGCCAAAGTCCCTATTCCTGCTAAAGGCATACTCAAGCCCATTGTCATTTTCTTGCCTACAGAATTCATCTTTTTTCCCATACTTTCAAATCTGTTCCCGACTCCCTCTATAGTTTTTGATGCTTTATCTATTGCCGATATTATTATTTGAAGGTTTGTTGTCGCCATATTTTCTTTTAATAGCCAAAATTAAATCTTCAATAAATTCCCACCTTTGGGAATTATATTCCTGTTCTGTCCATCCTGTTTCTAAACAAATCAGAGCTTTTATTGTTTCAAGGTTTCCCCTTTTTTTTTATCTATTTCGCCAAAAGAAGTCTTGCCAATTAATTCTGTAACATCTACCAAGGGTAGCTTCTTTATATTTTCCAGATTTATAGGCAGTTTATTTCCTTTTTCGTCGGTCAGATTCCAATCAATTATCATCCTACTTAAAGCTCTTAATGTTCTTTCAACATCGTTAGTCATCGCATCTCCATAAACAAAAGCCATATCACCAGCCAGAAGCCCGTCTTTCATAGTTATTTTACTATCCTTGATTGATTTGAGGGAAACCTCAATTATTTTTCTCGTGTCTTGTAATTGTGGCATAGTCCTTATAATTTTACTATACGTGATCGTAATTCTCCGTTTCGTTGACTACCGTAGCTTCCACCGCCTTCGCTTCGGTCTCGTCATAGTGAATTTTAATTTCAATACCCTCCGTCACAATATCCTCAATCGGTCTGTCAGGTGTCCAATTTTCAATGCTAACCTTCGGGAAGATAATCTCTATTTTCGGATGTTGTGATGGATCAGTCCCAATCTGAATATCGCTTCTTTCCATTGTGATACTCATTGCCTTGTAATTTCCCCCTGTAAATAAATCTCTCCAGTCAGCAGGATCTTGATAATCACCCTTCAAGGTCATTTTCATCGCAAGGAAGTTTGATAACACATCGCTGGGATTTAGCTCTCCGATGTTTTGGTTCACTCTGCTATTATTATCATTCGTTTGGACAAGCTCCTTTAATTTCAAAGGGTCAGCTGCAGATAATCCAGCAACATTATCGGCAATCTTAACTTCCACGTCTTGGTGTCTGAAACAATAATCATTGTTGGCAAAAGTCGGCGAAAATGCTGGAGTATGTATTGTTTCTTTTGCCGCTATAAATCCTACTGTAGCATTGACCAAATCATCAACAGGCGTTCTAAGTTCCAAACTTTTTACAACTGCAAGGGAATAATCGTAATCCTTGATAGTTGCGTGTGCCTGCGAAAGCCCCAAAGTCAATGAAGGATGTTGAGCATTCTGTGGCAATATCTCAAACTTATGAGACCAAACTGCGGCGGCTTCCACCACCGTCGTCGTCACTTTTCCGAATAAGCTCTTAAGCAAATAACCGATTGAGTTAACCCTAACATTAAACTCTAATTCTCCCTCTGCCCTTTTCTGGACTATTTCTGAACCTTGCGTATCAACCCCAGTAGCTCTGGTTTCTTTTATTTCAACCTTTTCTATTATAGGCACTATACCCGTCGGTGTCCTGCCCGGAATCCAAACCTGAGGAGCTACAATAGTTCCCCTATTTGATGGATTCTCCATTCCGACTCCTATATTGATGTCTTCACCTCTTAAATAAGCCATATTTATTCCTTAGTATTAACTTTTTTAATTGCTTCTTGTAAATTTTTTGCTTTTACGCTCCGACCTTTTAGAGGAAAGTTCCAAAGAGGCAATTTTTCCTCTGGCACTTCCCCATTTGTTTCCTTTTGTGGCTCTTTTTCTTCTTTAGGTGGATTTTGAGCCACTTCCACCTTCGCTTTTTTTCTAATTGCTTCTGGCATATTTTCTCCCTAGTTTATTATTAAGTTGTTTCCACAATAACATCGCAAGATAGTGTCATCGTGGCTATCCGTGCCTCGCCTCCTCCATATTCTATCCAATCCCATATAGAGGGGGTGGGACGGACGTGTAATAGCCCCCCGACTACGAGGCTATCCTTTTTATCAAACACTTCTATTAGCTCGTCAATCGCATTGCTAAGCAATTTCTCAACATTAGTTTCCTCCTCGCCCTCAACTCCTTTTAAAACATAAACTCTAAATATAAATGTCCTATGCCTGCCTCCCGCTGTGTTCTGATAAGAACTTTCTAATGCTTCTGGCATAACAACTGCGGCAGGCATCTTTTTAATGTCTGCTGGAGACCAATACGCTTCGCCTATATGAGTAATAGTTCCGTCTCCAATTTTCTCGTTAATCTTTGCTATTATTTTTTCTCTAAGTTCGTAAAATCCTATCATATTGCTAATTGTCTTGCTATATTATTAATTGCTCTTTGGAATATGGCTTGAACTTTGCCCTCTGCTTTCTCAGCACCTCTTTTCATAAAGGGATTAGCTTTAGTCCCAGGATGGTGAACCATTTTTACTGGGTGCTTCGCCCCTTTCCAATAAAGAGCTTTCCTTCTTACAGGTCTTATAATATGTGCAGAAGTCCCTTCGTGTACATATATCGCATAATCCACCGTCGGCTCTACTATTCCCTTAAAAGGTTGAATTCTACTCCTGATACTTGATCTTAACCTGCCTGTCCTTACTGGTGCTTCTATCTTTGCTTCTCTATTTACCAAGGCGACTGACAAAGCAATGGCTTTCTGAATCTGTTCTCTTACTATTCCCGGAGACTTTTTGAAGGCGTCCTTCAATTTTTCAAGCCCCTCAATTTTTATCGTAATTCCTTCTGGCATATTATTGTTTTCTTTCTTCAATTAATATCTCTTGGTGGTCTACCGCTTGGCTTCCCTCATATCTCTTTATCCCCTTAACATCATATTCAACCTCGTCAATAACTACCCTGTCCGTTTCTTGGATGTCCGCTGATAGTTCCGCAAAGAGAGTGTATGCCTTGCCTATAATCCCTTCTGCTCTGGCTATTTGCCTTCTCTCAGCACTTAAAGGCAGAAACATTACGCTTATCGTTCCCACTTCCTGCCATTCCTTAATATTGGGATTTGCCGTTGCTGTCAATCTTTTAATTGTTGCCTGCTTGTTTGTTTTCATTATCCAATTACTATTTTTTTATATTTTTTCAAGATATCTTTTGCTCTCTCAAAATCCTGCCACGAGGTTTTATCTTTATAGGTAACCCAATAATCTCCCATCTTTTCCTGCTTAATCTCCCCACTCATCTCTCCTGAAAAATTGATAATACCTGCCACAAATACCGTAGTGGCAAAACTAATATCAGGAGGACAATTTGCAGAATAGCCCCATTTCGCCTCTACTTTAATATTCTGCTCGCCTTTATTGAAAATTAAACCAGCGTCATCCTTGAGTTTGATTCTGGTTATTGGTAGTTCGTTTGGGGGGTAAAGCAAATAATCGTCGCCATCTATCTCTGTATCGTCTATTGTTAGTTTTGAAACTTCCACGCACTCGTCTAAAAACAGTTGCGTCTTTCCATCTCCGTCATACTTCTTTTCGGTTGCCACTTCATCAGCAATAAAAACTCTGCCAGTTTCCTGTTCTACGTATTTCTCCATCATCGCTATCCACTCCTCAACCTGTGGCTTAAAATAGTCCTTGATTGTATGGAGTAAATAATTTTCTATCTGCTTTATTGTCGTGTATCCTTTTGGTTCTAACATATTATTTCCTTAGTTTATTTTAACATCTGATAAAAATATCTGTCAATTATCTTGGGAATGGCTCGTATGGGCTACTGTCAAATGAACTGTAAGGGTAACCTCCTCCTATAGTATATTTAAGTTCTTTATCTATTATAGCACTCGGCTGATTTATAATACAATATTTTAAGGATTTAGTAATAGCAAGTTCCGTCAAAACTTCATAATGAAGTGTTTTTTCTATCGCCGATGGCGTAGTGATAATCTGATATTTCAGCGATTTTGTAGTGGCTTCTGGCGTTGTAATCACACAGTATTTCAAACTCTTGGTAATCGCCTGCTCTAAAAGAACCTCATAATGTAAATCCTTCTCTATCTTTGTTTTGGTGAGTATATCATAGATTAGCTCTTTGGCAATCTTTTCTGGTGTAGCTATCACACAATACTTCAACGCTTTTTGAATCGCAGTCGCACCGAGGAATATGCTATATGTCAAGGATTTCGTTTTCTTTTCTGGTGTGGTAATTACTGTATATTTGAGTTCTTTTTCAATTTTAGTCGGTGGAATGCAAGCATATTCTAACTGCTTTTCAATCGTGGTAGCTCCTAAGAAAATATTGTATTTTAATTGTTTCGTTATAGCCGAAGGTTCTGTAAGAATGGTGTATTTGAGGTCTTTCTCTATTTTTGCTGGCGTTGTCAGTATGGTATATTTTAAGGTTTTCCCAATCTTGGTCTCTGTTAATACTGTATATTTTAAGGATTTAGTCAGCTTGCTGGTTGCGATAACATCATAAATAAGTCCCTTCTCAATCTTAGTAGTCCCTAAAAAAATGTTGTATTTTAATTGTTTTGTCTTAGTTGCTGGAGTGGTTAGGACTGTATATTTAAGGGACTTATTTATTGCAATAGAAGGTAGCACCTTATAGACCAGTTCCTTTTCTACCTTGATACTCGGAACTACTTTGTAAATTAAACCCTTTGTCTTTGCGGAAGGCGTTGTAAGAATACTATACTTCAAACCCTTCTGAATCGTGGTTGATCCTAAAAAGATATTGTATTTTAAAGATTTCGTTTTGATTGAAGGCGTTATCGAAATACAATACTTCAATGATTTGGTCACTGACTTCGTAGGTAATACTGCATAAATAAGTCCTTTCGTTATTGCTATCGCCTTCTTTATTTTATAGATTAAACCCTTTGTTGCCTTTGTTTGGGTGGTCAATATCGCATATTTGAGGTCTTTTGTTATCTTTTTATAAGAACTAATTTTGTAATCCAAACCCCTTAATAAATGAGTAGGCAAATCTTGTGTAGTTGTTTCAAGCCCGATTGCCACAAGCGAAAAATCATCTACTATCCTGAGCGTGTTCCCTGAGGTAGTTCTCCACCTTCCCTTTATAGTGTAAGTTCCTGCTGGAAGTTTAGAGTTTGTCCTTGCCACCACCGTAACAACTGCCCTGTCCGATTTCCTGTTTGAGGTTCTGCCAATCTCCTCAAAGTCGGTTCCATTTATGTTGATAGCGAAGAAGTTGTCCCTGTTGTCCTTCTCGCTTTCCATTTCCAGCGTCATCACCGCAAAGATGTGAGCCTCCTGTGTTAGAGTCACTTCGGTTTCCACTGCAGGGATATCCTCAAGTGTAGTTGACGTTGTTGATATTACCGCACCCTTGATAAAGACTTCCCCTGAAGGTATCACATAACCCGTTCCTCCGCTTTTGGTAGAAAGAGCCAACCCTACCAAGTTTGCTGGTGCTATCGTTCCCGTCACTCCTGCTTCTGTGGCGTGCCTTCCTTTTATGTTTACAGCTTCCGTCTCTGGCAATTCTGTCCTGCCCGCAATAGCTACCGACCCCACATCTCCTACTTCTTCCAGTGTCCTTTTAATTTCAAAATCTCTTCCATTAACCCTCAAAATAATGCGGTATAGTTTGCCTGCCACATCAACCGACACACTTCCAGTAATCATCGCGAATATGAAAGATAGAACCTCAGTCGTCATATCCTGCGTCAGCCCATCGATATCCTCCACCGTATCTCCTACCACCGAATCTGAAACAATAGTGTCGTAAACACTCTTAATCCTGTTTCCTCCCTTGTCCTCTGTTGGGAAGGCAACTAATGTAATGTTCTTGCTTTCCAGCGTCACTCCAGCCTCCGTGTAATGTCTGCCCTTAACCGTGTATTGCCCTGCTGGCAACAGTCCGCTTCTAAACACAACCCCGACGCTCCCGTCTTTGTTTGCGAAAAAGTGCCTCTCTGTTGCTGGGGAGTCAACTCCGTTAATGTTTATTATAAAGAATCCTTTCTTTCCGTCTGATCCCCCTATGTTTCCCGTGAGCGACATAAATGCCATTATGTAGCCCTCGTTTTTCAGGGTGATGTCAAAACTCAATCCGTCAATGTCCTCTGGTGTTGTCGCTGTAGTTGAGGCTGAAGCCACTACTGCTTTTCCGCTTAAAATCTCCTGTGGTGGTGCTGGGTTCACAACATATTTCAGGGACTTCTCTATTTTCGCTGGCGTTGTTGTTAATGCGTATTTTAAGGATTTATTAATCGCTATCGCTGGGAGTGCTTTATAGATTAAATCCTTCTCAATTTTTGTATCGGTCAGCACGCAGTATTTCAAACTTTTTTGCGTGGCTGACGGGACTGTTAAAATATAATAAGCCAAACTCTTTTCCAGTTTGGCTGGTGTCGTGATAGTAGTATATTTAAGAGATTTCTCAATCTTAACTCCTGCCTTGACTTTATAGATAAGCCCCTTCTGGACTTTGGTCTCTTTTACTACTTCGTATCCAAGAGATTTTTCTATCTTTGTAGAGCCAAGGAATATATCGTATTTCAAAGACTTAGTTTTCTTGGTCGGGGTGGCAATTACGCAGTATTTCAGGGATTTAGTAATTGCTTCCAATTCTTTCGTAATACAATACTTTAAAGATTTTTCTATCTTTACAGAAGCTGTCCCTGTCTCCTCGCTCCCAAAAGTTAATAAACTATTATTTGCCGAATTATAAGAAGCTTTTATCCAAGCGGCAGAGCGAGCAATGTTAGATATACGATGTTCGTCTAAAGTCAGATTCCCGAAAGGTATATAAGAATTATTTACACTCCACTTTCCGAAAACTAGATTTTGATTACCAGTCGAAGCTGAGGAATCACTATAAGTATTGGTATCTTCCAGTGTCCCATCAAAATAAAGTTTCATCGAACCGGCATCATAAACACCCACTAAATAATGCCAATTCCCATCTATAGCAGAATGTGATAAAAAGGTATTATACCAAGACCCAGCATAACGAGCAACGCAAAAACTGGTTTCCCCATTTCCTTTAGCTTGTAAAGTCCAACCCATTTCATTCGTGTGACTGGAATCACATCCACACATAAAGAGCACAGAATTAGAGGTTGTCTTTACCCAGCCTTCAACAGTAAAAACTGAATTATACCCAAAATTCAAAGGAGAAGCATAAAGATAGTCATCATCATTATCACCTTGTAAAGCTTTTCCTATTTTCCCATCAACTTGTGAAGGTTCAGTAGCTGATTTTCGAGTTCCGTGTTCGGTATTTGAAGAACTATCTTTTTCATCAGTCAAGTGATAAACTCTCAAAAAATTACTATCCCACACATTGCTCGCTGGCGTTGAACCTTTTGTATCTCCAATATAAGTCGTGTTATCCGATTGACTGCTGTCGTAATAAATATAAAACTCGGTATCAGAAGAACTACTAATAGTCCAATCGGATTTAGAGACCCAGTAAACCGCTTTCTGGTTAGTAGCATCAAACTGCTCTATCTCGGCGTAAAGCTGGGTTGTTCCGTCTGCTTTTGTAAAAGCAACTTTCTTTTTATCCGTATCAGAAGTCAACTCACCAAAAAAGTCCGTGTCGCCGTCCAAAATAACAGCTACAGGAAAGTGCGTCAGGTCAGAATCTATCTTGGAAGAATCTATAGTAATTTTTTTTCTTTTGGACCAGCCTGATAAAAAAGGAGGAGAATAAGGTTCTTCAGCAATATAATCTACCCATATTTCACCCGCTGGATTTTGAGTATGTAACAGAAAATCATTCACTCCCGATGAAAAACCTCCATAAAATGGCAAAAACCAATCTGTCCAAGTTCCTCCATTTACTCTTAATCTAAATTTTTTATCCGAACTACGCCATTCTACTTCAAATTCATACCATTGATTGGCAGAATAGGTTCCAAAATTCGTGTCGCCAGATGAACCAGAATACTTAATATAACCATCATCATAAAAACCAACCCAAAATTTATTATCTGTTCCTTCTCTAATATAAACCAAACCTCTTTTATTCGTTTGACCAGCTCTTAAATAAAAGGTTATCCTCCCGTCAGCTACAGTCGTTCCTGTTTTATGGATAGTGGCATCCGCCACTGAACCGTCCCAATAAACTGCCTTTGTCCCTTCCTTAACCGTAGTTCCCTGAATTTTAAAAGTAGAATTACCTGACCAACTTCCTTGTCCGTTCAAATCTCCATCATTATAAGAGTTAAAATTGTCTTCAAAAATTGTGGCCATAATTTAATGTCCTATTTGTGCCATTTATCTATTTAGCTCAAACTTACTAAGATCTACATTGTCTTTATTA